AAAAATATTACTTCTTTATATCCAAACGCTAAAATCATTTTACTAGGAACGCCGTTTGGTAAGTTACCTAATCGAAATAGTTTCAGTAACAAGTACGGTTTAATTAACAACCTTAATAAACAAACGGTTGAGTACGGCGATGCTTTAATTGAAGTTGGTTCTCTTTGGGGTGTTAGTGGTATTAATCTAGGTCGACTTATGCAAGTTAATGATAATAACGTTAACACTATTTTCCCTGATGGTCTTCATTTTACTACAAATGAAGCTAATCAAAGGGCTAGTAAAGTTATTATAGACTATTTACTAACATTAAAAGTTTAGGAGGTTTAAAATGAGTTGGATAGCACCATATCAGACCTTATTAACAGAAACACAAAGTTTAAATAATGCTCAATTAGTTGCGGACCATTTTGCAGGAACAGATTGGACTCGTGAATCCCTATCAGCGATGATAGGGAACATGAGACATGAAAGTACTGTTAACCCTAATATGTATGAGTTGGGTTATGATTGGGTGGATAATAGAGGGTTTGGATTGGTTCAATGGACACCAAGAAGTAAATATTGGGATTGGGCTTTAGCAAATGGTCTAGAACCAAGAAGTGGTAATTCTCAACTTGCTAGAATTGACTATGAAGTGGATAACAATATTCAATGGATTCCTAAAGCTTCAGTGTTTAATGGTTTAACATTTCAAGAGTTTAGAAGTAATGCTAGAGGTTTGACAATAGCAGAATTAACAGAAGCGTTTATGTGGGGCTACGAAAGACCGAACGCAAGTGCAGGCAGGCAAAGTTTACCATCTCGAATTGCATTTGCAGAGCGTGCAAACAATGAATTAGATTGGACCGGAACCGGTTCGGGTGGTGGTGGTAATTGTCAACAACTTGCCGAACTACCTATTAAGTACTTGTACGTCACCCAAGGTGAAAACGGTGATTTTTCACATGTCGATTCACTTGCTATGGACTTTGTAGGTACTACACCAAACTACCCTTACTACGCTCCATTTGATTGTGAATGTATTGGAAGGAATGATACAGAAGCTATACTAACCTATAAGAGTATAGACCGTGTGATGTGTGCCGACGGTGTTCCTAGGAATATAGTATTTAGATGTATTCATGATGAGAACCTTATGTTTGTCCCAGGTGATTTTATTATGAAAGGGGAGTTGATTGGTCACACTGGAAACGCCGGTAATTCTGCTGGTGACCATTTACACTTAGACGCTTGGGAGGGTACTGAATTTACAAGGACAAATCCTTTACACCTTTATGATGTGTTCGCTATCAATGGTGTTGAGGTTGTTGAGACTTTCGGTTATCCGTGGGTTGTAAGTAATTACGAATGTGGTAATAGTGGTAATCAAGGTGGGTTTGGGAAAGTTGGAACAAATTTGGAACTACTATTAAGTGATTGTTTGAATGGTTGGAAATGGTAGTTTGCGTATTTTTAAGTTAACAAACTATAATGAAAGGAGAAAATAAAAATGAAGGGGAAAAGAAATGGGGATTATACAAATGGATATTATAGGTTATTTACAAAGTTATTTGGAGAATGATAACACTAAACTACTTTACCTACTGGGGCTAATACTTGTTGCAAATGTGATTGACTTCCTCTTAGGTTATGTGAATGCAAAGCTTAATACGAAGGTTCAATTTCAAAGTGGTAAAGCTATTTTTGGGATACTAAGAAAGGTTTTAGCTTTCATAGTGTTAGTATATTTCATTCCGGTTAGCTTATTAGCACCTGAACCAATTGGTTTAACGGCTGTTTATGTATTACTAGGTGGTTACCTACTGAGTGAACTAAACTCAATTCTTAGTCACTTGAAATTAAGTGATGATGGTAAGAGTGATGTATTCGCGGAATTTATTGAATCTGTATTTAAAAAGAAAGGTGGAAAATAGATGATATTTCATACTTTTAGAAATTGGGGAAAATTAGTTAGTGCTTTTGATAACAGTATGACTACATTAGAACTAATTAAGTGTTTACGGAAGATGTTAGATGAGGTTCATGAAAATGAAGTAGAGTTAAATGAAAAGTTAAACAACTTGATTACTTTCATTGAAAAAGATGGTTTTCAAAAGTATGTTGTAGAAGAGTTAATTCGTATGGAAGAATCAGGTGAACTAGCCGGTATTATTAATCAAGAGATATTCGGAAACTTGAATACTCTGATTACTAGTAACACTGATAAGATTAGTAGTTTGGAAGTTAAAACAGATACTACGAATGGAGATGTAAATACTTTAAAAACTGATTTAACGCAAGTTAGAAATGATTTACAAGATTCAATAGAGTATCAGAATAAATTAATGGTTACGCCCCAAATGTTTGGTGCTAAAGGTGATGGTGAGCAAGATGATACAAATGCAATTCAACAAGCCGTTGACTATGTATTTAACGCTTCAAGTAGTGGTGCTGGTGGTTATGTATTCTTACCTAGTGGGTTGTATAAGGTTAGTAGACCGATTAACGTACACGGTAATTTAACAATTTTGGGTATCGGCTCAGGTTCAAGTAGGTTGGTTCCAACTGCTAATTTTGCAGGGCAAGCCGTTATTCAAAGATTAGGTAGTATTGCTTCTTATTGGTTAACACTAAGGGACTTTACAATAGATATGATAAATGTCCCACAATCTAATGGTATTAACGCTATTTATTTACAAGCTATGGTTGAAAGTAAAATGATTAATTTGAATCTAAGAAGTGTTACTAAACATGGTATTGTTTTAGAGACTTTTGGTGGTGCTTTGATTCAACCTGAAGTAAGTAATTGTATTATGAGGGCTAATCAAAACAATCCAAGTGGTATTGGTATTTGGATAAATACGGGTTATGACGCCACTATACAAAACAATGACATTGGTTATTTCAAAGGTGCAGGTATTCAATGTAACTACAGTAATGGTAATATCATTTCGAAAAATAACTGTTGGCAATGTGGTTATGGTTATTACTTTGAAAATTGTAATAGACAAAGAATTAGTGATAATCTTTCTGATTATGCTAAGAAACACGGTTTCCTTTTTAATGTGTGTAGTGAAATCCAAATGTCAAACAACCAATCTAGATGGAGTAGTGATTCTCAACCTGAAGCATATGACGCTTTTAGATTCACTGCTATCACTGAAACAGTTATAATAGGTTCTTTAGCTTTATCGGGTGATGGTACTCCGGGTGGTGGTACAGTAGGTGTTGGACGTGCAAATGTTGGTTATAACTTTGCCGGTCTATGTATTGCTGTTAAATTGGTTGGTAGTTTATCTAAGAACATTTTCTATGATACAAATATTGAGAATCCCTCAAGTACTGTTACAATAATTTAAAGGAGTTGGTGTAGATGTATTACAATTATCATGATTTACTAACTAGAAATGCATTGTTTTCGTTCATAATTGGTTCACGTGGTGCCGGAAAAACTTTTGGATTTAAGAAGTGGGCTGTTAGCTCATTTCTTAAAACTGAAAGGCAGTTTATATACTTAAGACGTTACAAGAGTGAGTTAAAAAGTCTTAGCACCGGATTCTTCAACGATGTTGCTCCATTCTTCCCAGAAGTCGAATTTGAACAAAAAGGGAATAAGTTATACATTAATAAAAAGTTAGCTGGTTACTTAGTAGCACTTTCAAACTCATTAGTTATGAAGTCTGTAGATTTGAAACAAGTAGACAAAATTGGTTTTGATGAGTTTGTAATAGACAAAGGTCATTTGAGGTATTTAGAGAATGAAGTAGTTAAATTTTTAGAGTTTTATGAAACAGTGTCACGTATGAGGGTTATTGATGATACAGAAGGAGCAGAAAAATTTGAAGAGCCAAGAGCGGTTTTTATATCTAATGCAGTGTCTATCGTTAATCCTTACTTCTTATACTGGAATGTTAAACCAAAAGAAGGAAAACGATTTACACAATACGGACATCTATTGGTAGAGTTTGTTCAGAATAAAGAGTTTGCAGAAATGAAGTACAAGACTAGATTCGGTCAACTAATTAAAGGAACTGAATACGGTGATTATGCAGTAGAGAATAAATTCTTAGTAGATAATGAAAACTTTGTGGAAAAGAGAACGAAGAACGCCCACTATGTTTGCAGGGTTGTTTATCAGAATAATGTTTATGGTTTTTGGGTAGACTATCAAGCAGGAAAATTCTTTGTTAGTGATAAGTATGACCCTGATGGTAGACACGTGTACACTTTAACAGATAATGACCATAAACCGAACATGATGTTAGTAAAGAGTAAAAGGAAGGGTTTTTACTTGGATAAGTTTATAGAAGCGTATCAAAATGGTTACTGTTACTTTGAGAATATGGTAATCAAGAATCAGGCAATGGAAATGTTTAAAATGTTAAAAGGCTAACCGTAATGGTTAGCCCGTTTTGTTTCACCTGAAACATTAGAAAGGTAGTTTGAAAGATTTGATATGTTTGATTTTAACTATACGACATTCGTTCTCTGTCAAGTCGTTGAAGAGTCTAACAACCTGATGTTTACATTCGGCGTATATAGTGTGTACTACTGCTTTATTACTTTTAATATTAACGGAACTAACTAAATATTCGTTCATTTGTCACACAACCAATCTGCTATATAAATAGCTGTTTTATATATTAAAGTACCTAACAAAATACCTATTAAACAATGAAGAAGAATGTTTAGTAATATCATTTATCATCCAATCCTTTAACAATAGGTTCGTCTTCTTTAACGTGAGTGATTAAGACATTGTTTGATTCGCAAGAGGGACACATGAATAAGAAATTTGAATCAAATGGTATTTTTCTAACTTCTGTTTTTATACAAGTTGAGCATGATGAGCAGTATAATCGGACCATTTAATTAGGCTCCCTTACAGTTAAAGTTAATGATTTACCACGTTTTATACGAATGATTGGTCTACTACTGTAATACTTTAAAGCCATTTCAACTAACAAAGTATATTCGACTACATCAGGTGTTATCATCTCCAATAGAATTGCGGATGTTTCTTCACTTCTTATCTTTAGTTTGTACATTAGTTTTCTCCCCTTATGATATTATCAACGAATTTTTTGTAGCGTGCTGTTTTGTTAGTTCGTAGGGCGACAACTTCCTCTTCTAAATATTTCGAAAATAGTTGAAACATTTGTACATACATCATATCATTTTCCGTCATGCGTTTTAGAAGTTTGGAGTATTCTGCTACTGTTAAACCATGTTCCTCCGATAGTTCACGGAGGAAAACTTCACTTATTTCAACTAATTCCTTAATTTGGTTGTTTGGTGGTACTGCTTTACGTTTTGTAGTCATGATATTACTCCCCATCCTCTTCGAATTTTTGTACTAATTTAGACTCTTTTTCTATTAACCTAGTAAGATATTCATGTGCTTTCTTGAGGTCTTCTAAACCGTTCTTATACTTGTAACGGGTTACGTACTTGATAATGTTACCTTCCATAAACGACATATCCCAGGAGTTGATATAATCCATTGTTTCAATACCTTTGGTGTAGTGTGCGGGTGCTTTGACGTTATCCATTTGTTTTCCTCCTAAATTTGTCTAATTCTCCAACTCTTTCGATTGG